GGGAGACGTGTACCTAGGCAGTGGTGCGACAGCGCCCCGGCGAACCAAGCTCCCCGCCCTGTAATTTCAAGAACAGAAGGGAGGAAAAATGGAAATTGGTGAGGCAGTAATTTTCGCTGATGAATATGGTGAATTCCATGCCGCAATCGTCACTCAGGTTTGGGATGGCGGCGGTGAAGTTGAAAATCCGTCAGTGAATCTTGTCTTTGTAACTCCAAATGAAAACAGTATGGATCAGTACGGAAGACAATTGGAGCGCAAGACGAGTGTAGTTCATGCCTCAAAGCAGTACGCTCATGGAATGTTTTACAGAACAATGGGCGAAGTAGAGGCAACAGTGTAAAATCCGGGCGGGTGCCGAGCAGGTGCCGAAAATAGCCCGGTACAATTTAGAAAGGGACTAATGGATGATCTAGTGGCAATGCTAGATGAAATGTGGGACGATCATTTGCTCTTGACTACCCAATCAGGAAAATATTACCATATGCATCCTACAATGCAGGGAAATTGGAAAGAAGCAGACCTGATTCGTGTGGCTTTGCGAAAAAAGCTAGTTGCCCTTCCTAATCCGCCAGTTTCTCAGACTTTTGGTTCTGGAAATGCTGGCGACAAATATTTTGGCCAGGAAGCAGTTTCCTTCCTTCGACGGCTATTTTCAAAATAAAATGGCATTTACTCATACTCAAGGTGATTTGCCGGGTGATGAAATAGAGGAACGCATCGACCACGAGAGGGCCGAACTTTGTGAGCACGGAGTTCTTCCATCGTTGATGGGTGGTCGGTTGTGCTGCAAGAAATGCTTTGACACCTTGCTCACCGAGCACTCTGCCCGCGAGAAGGAACGCGAGGCGGTCGTGTATATGCTCGACGGGTACGCCTACGACTTCGCCGAGTCCGACCCTTCCGCAGCGCGGAAGTTCTCCATCGCTGCTTCACGTCTTGCCCGCGCCCTCCCCTAAAGGAGATAGAAGCTTTGAAAGAGGACGAAATTCCATATAGAAGCGTAAATGAACAAGAGAATATTCCTGAGCACGTTGTAGATGAAATGAACAGGCTTCATAATTCAGATCGCGGAATTTCAATGGGGGAAAATTGGCCACCCACGGAACCCGCCCAGTCCGAACAGACAACGCTTGTCTACTGCACTCGCTGCTGCAAGACACACGCCGTCACAGCTGGCGAGACTCCTTGCGCGCCCGGAGCCTGGATCGAGCACGATGGGGATTAGTGATCTCGACTACGTCCAGCGATGCGAGAACGACCGCAACTACGACCGGCTCGTCTCGGCTCGCAAAGACCGCGACGTACGGCGATTAGAAATCAAGGAGATCAGGCTGCTTCGACAGAGCATCGAACAACTACTTGAACGCCTCCCGCTCGCACTCGCCCAACCCGAGGCTGAGCAGTGAGCCTCTTGCGTTTGTCGCGTCTCTGTTTGATCGCCGTGCTAGGGCTTGAGGCGGGAAGGATTGTGCATGGCTAAGAGGGAGCCGATTCCGGTGTCTGCTGATTTGCCGTTTAAAATTACGGCGCAAACTAAAGGTGCTCAAAAAGCTTTTAGAAGAATGACTAGGCGTTATGGTTCTGATGAAGGAACTAGGATTTTTTTAGAGCGAGCAGAAGAACATGGCGTTGGAAATACAGTTAGGCAGAAAGCGAATTCTATTTACAAGAAAGGCGGGAAATTTGGCCATAACTGATGATGACAAACAGCTTTTGACTAGTCTTGTTTTTAGGGCGCTTGACAATATTGAAGAAAATTTTGGTGAAGATGCTGTCATGAGTGCTGGCTTTTTGATTACTGAAATTCAATTTACAATGCCTGACGGGAATCGTGTCAATCAAATAGCTTGGTTTCCGACAGATTCCCGAGGTAGCATTAATTTTGGTTTGTTGGAAATGGCTAGACTTGCCATGATTAAAACAAATCTTTAGGGAAGGAAAAAGAAATGAAAAGAGCTTTTCTTGTTGCACTTGTTGCGCTTGCTCTGTCTAGCGGGGCAATGGCGAGTATTTCAGTGAATGAAGGCGGAGGCGGCGGCGGGTATGCACAATTGCCAGCCTGCAATTCAGCATACTGGGGAACAACGCTTTATGTTCAGGGACATTTTTGGTATTGCGCTAAATATAGCGATCATTGGGCGGTTAAATGAAAAGCAGTTATAGAGAAACGTCGCATGGAAAAGAGAAGCTTTGCACTGGGCCTAGTCATCCTCCTGGCGGCGTGTGGTTAACCGAAGATAAATTTTGGAAATATGGGGCAAAGAACAAGAACAAGCCAGCGGGTATGTGGTTTTATCGTTGCATTGTTTGCATGAAATTTCCAAAACGGGTTAAGCTCGGATGGATCGAGTCAGATGAGCAGATCAGGATGCTCAAGAATTACAAGAAAATATCAAGAACGACTTTTAAAACGGTTAAAGGTGTCCTTTACAAGCGTTGCGCTGGCCCTGCGCATGACAAACCTACTTGGCTGCCTGCCACGAATAAATATTTCTATTTCACGCGGCGCGGAACGTATTATAATAGATGCCGACTTTGTGTTGTGTGGAGTTATGCTGAAATACCCGAGGATGCTGGTTTTATTCCGGTCGATAAGGTAATTCCATTCTTTAAAGAAGCTGTATTTAGAGTTGGAAAGATGGAAACTTGTCGCAGAATTCAACTTACTGACAAGAGATTAAGACAAATTCTTGGGGGTGAAAGTCAATTCGTCAAGAAAGCAACGTTTAAAAGGCTTATGATCGAGTTAGTTAGTATGCGGCGAAAGAATGAAGTTCGGCACAAAGACAGTATTCGTCATGGCGCTTCTATGAGGGGCAGAACTGAGCGGGTGCCAATAAATAGACGTGATTTTTACCATCCTCATGGGGATGAAGACAATGAGCGTCGTAGTAATTACAGGAAAGAACACCGTGAAGAAGAAAACGCCAGAGTAAGAGAAAGGAATAAACATGGACGAAGAACCGAAGACTCAGTTGCCCGATAAGGAAGAAAATTACACGACTGCAACGCCGCCACCGGAGTTGACACCGGAGGAAATTCAGAAATATGGCAAAGATGAATACAGCGACAGTTCAGGTGACGTTCCAGACAAAGAAAGCTAAGATGTAGCTCGTCTACCTCCCTCTTGGGCGGTAGCGTTCGGGGATAAGGGGGCTGTAGCCATTTTCATGGCTGCGGCCCTCTTTTTTGGGGTTTTCAGGAGTATTGGTTATGCTTTTCATAAGTGCAAACCGATATTTTCTTCTTTTGAGCAATTCCCCTTTGAAAAGCAAAGGAAATCCCCCTATCTCGGGGGGTAATTTCAACGCGCTCAGGCACCTAGCAAGACCTGATGAATGGGCAATTGGCATGAAGTTGAGAGTAGATGGCCGTCCCTTTGATACACGCGGGAGAGAATTCATCATCCCAGTGATCCGAGATACGAGCGACAAAATTGTAATTCCAAAGGCCGCTCAGATGGCTTTTACTGTCACGTTCATTACTCGAACGCTTCACTGGATCAAAGAGCGGGGCTGGCATCACTTGTATTTGCTTCCGCTAAAGACCGGCTCTAAGACGTTTGTTCAGCAACGTATTGACACAATCATTGACAGTAACGATATTCTCAAAAATACATTTCAATCTGTCGATAATGTGCTTCACAAGCAAAGCACGGATGGCGTAGCGCTCTATATTCGGGGAACAAACATTAGCCGCGAGCTACAGGAAATTCCTGTTGACTGCGAAGTGTGGGATGAGCGCGACAGATTCGTAGAAGACAATTTGGAAGACGCAATGAGCCGCATGGACGGCTCTAAAATTAAGAAATTGACAGTTCTTTCAACGCCAACGGTTCCTGGCCACGGCGTAGACGCCGAAGATGAATGGTGGGCTAGCGATCAGCACCGTTGGCAAATCCCCTGTCCTGGTTGTGGAAGATTTCAGACCTTCACTTGGGAAGAAAACTTCAAGCTGGGCGATAACGCGCAAGAATGCGGGTTTGAATGCGCGTTTTGTCATAGGGCTATTTCAGATGACGAGCGCGGGGCAGTCAACGCGGATGGTAAGTGGGTTGCTGACAATCTAGAAGGAAATTTCCGGGGATATCATATTAATCAGTTTAATTCTCCCACTCAGACAATTGAGAAAATTGCTGAGAAGTGGTTTAAGGGGCAACATGACGCAAAGAAGCTTCGGAGCTTCTTCAACAATTCACTCGGCCTGCCCTACGTTGCTGCTGGCGATCAGATTACGCCAGAAATACTCGACAAGTGCCGGGTTCCGGGTTACTCGCTCGGCGGAATTCCAGACGGTGCTGTATTTGTTGGCATAGACGTTGGTAACTACATTCACGTTCGTGCCGACACGCTAAATCGTCATGGCCAGCGTCAAATGTGGGCGATGAAGATTTTCAATGAGTGGCATGAGCTAGATAATTTCCTTTCTCAGTTGACTAACTTCATTGCGGTTTGCGATGCTCACCCTGAAAAGAGAGCGGCCAGAGACTTGTCAATTAAGTACCACGGCAAATTCTGGCTCGGGTTTGAGCTTGATAGACCGCAGACTCAAGAAATTGCAGTTTGGCATCCTCTCAAGACTAAAGAGGCTGGCAAGGTTGTAATTGACAGGACAATGGCATTCGATACTGTAATTAATCAGTATATGAATGGTAATGTTCTGCTTCCACCTAACGCGCGTGAACTAGGTGAATATCTTCAGCGCCGCGATTACAACGGGTTTTATTCGCACATGATTCAAATGGTGCGGATCGAGGAAGAAGATACTCAGGGCCGGATTGTAGCTCGGTGGAAAAAGAACAAGAATGCAGACCATTGGCATCATGCAGATATGTTTGCTCAAATTGCAAGTACGCGCAGACCAAGCTTGGACATTTCAACAGATATTATGTCGATGATTCAAAAGGGGGGTAGTCTCGTTGGCGCGGCCTGAAGGTAGAAATTCAACTTTGGAAAAGCAAAGAGAAGGTGTTCGCCGCAAGTATCGGATGAACAAGAAAAAGCGGCGCGTAAATTTCGCACCTGGGGAGGAAGATCAGCTTAAGCACATTGCTGTAATTCTAAAGATCGCTCAATTCTCCAATACACAAATTGCGGCGTCTATCGGGGTTACTCGCGGTCAAGTAGGAGACTGGCTGAAAGAAGAAAAAATTCAGAAGCTTTATTTGGCTACGCTTGAGGCTATTCCAGGTGCGGCAAAGGAATTGCTTCAGACCTACAGTATTGAAGCTGTCCATTCAATTGCAAATGTAATGCGCATGAGCGATGATGACAAGATGGTTCTGGACGCGGCGAAGGACATTTTGGATCGCTCCGGTTTGCCGAAGGCGTCTAGGTCAGAGGTTGAAAAGAACGAGACAAAGAAATTTGAATTTGAGAGCGGCAGTGCTGTAGACCTTCTTAGGGAATTGCCGGTTGAAGTGCAAGAGCAGGCTGCGCAGTTAATTGAAGACCTTGAAAAGAATCTACAAAGTCTTGCTGAAGGGCGGGAGGCAGAAGTAGATGCTGGCCAGGACTAAACGGATCGTTTCTGAAATTACTAGTCCTTCTAGATGGTCTTCGGCCATTGTTACGTCGTTTGGCCCATTTTCATTTAGAGGACTTCGTTCTAGATGGCGCGTGCTTACCTCAAAGTATTGGGGTGCAACACCGGCTTATGAAAATACCATAATTAACTACGATGCGGCTAGGCAGCTTTATCGAAATGATGGTGACGCGAATCTTGGGTCGGCATTTTGCAAGCCGATTGTAAATTTACAGGTTCAATTCATGGGGTTGCCTACGGCTACAGTTGAGAGCGAAGTAATTGACGATCAGCTTAATAATTGTCTTCACAATTTTTGGGCCGACGATCTTCAGCAAATGTTCCGCGATTCGATTAGAGATTCAAAGACAATTGTGAGAATTCGGCAAGACTCAGGTGACGATCCGCTTATGACTGCCGAGGAACGCGAGCACTGCAAGATTGAGTGCATTGCGCCTGAGCGTGTTCTTATTTTCAGAAATGAGCTAAACAAAAATATTATTGACCAAGCAGTTATTACACATCGTATTTTGTTCTTGGAGGAAGATAGCGATTTGGTCAATGGAATTCTTCCAAAAGAAATTGAGCATGAAGTCCTAGAGATTATTACACGCGATGAGTACCGTTACTATGACAAGCATGACGAACAAGAAATTACTGCTTGGCAAAAAGACAATACTTGGGGCTTTGTACCAATTGTTGAAGTTTGGAATGAATTTGACACTAGCCTGAATGGTGGGCAGAGTGATCTAGAAAGTGTATTTCCATTCATTTATGCATTCCATGATGTTCTTACTCAAAGTCTTCAAGCGCACAAATACCATTCAACTCCCAAGGTTGTCTTCAAGATCAAAGAAATTGGCCAGTTCCTAAAGAACAACTTCCCTGAAGCGTTTAATGAGATTACTGGCGGGATTAACTCGGGTGCTGAAATTAGTTGGACAGGAAAAGAAGCGATCTTCATTGAAGCCGATGAGAATTTGGAGTTTCTTGAAGCTAAGTCAGTGCTCGGAGATTCAAAGACCCTGCTGGAATTCATTTTTGATTGTATTTGCGTGGCGAGCGAAACTCCGCGTTGGGCTTTCATGACAGTAGACGTAGGATCGGCCAATCAGGAAAAGAACGCGCAGACCGTGCCATTTACGCTGAAGATTGCTCGTAAGCGAATCAATTTCCAAAAGCCTGTTCAAGAGCTTCTGAAGATGTATTTGAAAATCATCGGGCTAACTCCGACTAGAGCGACTATTTCTTGGGAAATTCTGCCTCAGGATATGGTCTTGCTCATGACCGCACTTCAGCAGCTAATTATGGGGCTTGAGGTTGCAGCGCAGCGTAGGATTATTTCCGACACGACTTATCGAGAAATGCTTCGGATGTTTATTCCAATGATGAAGAATCCCACAGACGAGGAAGCAGAAGCGGAAAAGAACTTTGAGCCGCAGCCTGAAATTCCAGTTAGCTCTAATGGTCATGGAAATGCGGCGAATGTTCCAGTGACCGCAGGCCCACAAGGAAAAAACGAATGAAAATACGGGTGAGTGTTCCCTTTGAGTGTGGAGCGGGGATTCCTTTAAATGCCGATGCTAGCCCACAACTAGCAGGAAAGCAGCCCGTATGAAAACTGGACGACCAAGGAAATTGAGGCTTAAAAAGCCATTCGCGCGTAAGCGTTATGGACGTGCTCGGCGCGGGGCTAAGTCTCCTAAGCAAATGGCAGCGACAATGGGCCGTAGGCGCGTTAGGAGGGCTAGTAGACGATGAGAAAAGGAAAATTCTCTCAGGGCAAAGAAACAATCAATTTCGGCAAGCAGAGGATCGTTAGACGTAGACAGCTTCCCGCAGGCGTTAGAGAAATTCACGCTCCTGCTAATCCTACCGGCATCATCAGAAAGTAGGGAGGTATAAATGGCACTGATTCGCGCTCCATTGAAATTTAATGGCGGAGGCAAAGGCCGCGTCTCCCGTCAGACTAAATACGGAGTAAATAAGGGAAAGCGGCCAGCAGGAAGAATTAGCGTAATTACTGGGAATAGGAGGGGCTAATGGCCAATCAGCGAGCTAGAGGCAAGGTTTATCAAGGCGCTAAGAAAGGTAGCGCAAATACAAACGACAATACGAATGCTGTTCGCGCTAAAACGCAGCGTGTGAAAATTCTTTCGTCTAAAGATTCCGAGGCTGTTGGTCGTCCTGGGTTTAAGAATGTGGGGGGCACCCCTGGCCCTGTAGACGGTAAGCAGAATGTTCGCAGGCTAATGGTGCGTGATCCGGCTGTTGGTAGAGAGCAGTCTTCGGCAGATAAAATTACAACTACAAACGTTGATCTTGTTGGCGTTCAGAATCCGAAAATTCTGTCAGGAGCCGGTGTCCAGCCTGCTTTGAGTGCTGGTCGAAAAACTGTTTCAAGCGGACAGCCTACGGGTGGGCCGAAGTCGAAGCCTGTTAAGAGGTAGTCATGGAAGAAATTTGCGACGAGCTTTCAGTTTCAAATATCGTCTCGGAAATGGCGAGCGGCGCTACTACGCTTGTGCCGTTGACCGCTGAGAAGGTTCAGGAAATTGTAGGCGACGATGACGACCCTCAGTTTGCAACTTTCATTATTGACGGTGGCTGGTCTAAGTCACGTCGTTACTGGGGGCCAGTAATTCTTGACAAAATTGCAGAACAGGTGAATAGCTCGTCTGATGTAGTTGGATACCAGGGGCATATTTCACCTGATCGTGATGCATATGACTTTCCTGATATTCAAATGCGCTGGGCGCGAGCTAAAATTCAGACAGGCGGTGACACGGTAAAGCTGCTTGTTAAAGCATATTTGCTTCCAGGCAGTAAAGCTAGAGATTATGTGAAGCGCGGGTTGAAATTTCCCGTTTCAATCCGTGGCGATGCGGAATATCGCCCAACAAAGGGAGGCGTAGAAGTAAAAGACTTCGATTTGGAGTCAATTGATATGGCAAGACCGCGCAAGGCTGGAATGGGTGGGCGGCTTGCAATGGTTACTAGCGAAATGGAGGGAGGAAAAGAAGTGGATGGTAAGGAAATTGCGGCTCTCAGTCTAGACGATCTGAAAGCTCATAATCCGCTTTTGGTTGAAAAGATCGAGAATGACGCTTGCAAGCCTCTAAATACCAAAGTTTCTGAAATGGAGACTGAGAATGAGGCTGCACAGGAGAATGTAGCGCTAATGGCAAAACTGCGTGAAGCTCTTGGCCTCGATGCCGATGCAGACATTCTTGAGGTAATTAAGAAGAACCTGACTGCGCTTAAAGAGAGCACTAAGGATGCGCGTGAAGCAATTTTGGACGGCGTTCTTAAGCAGCGGTTCAAGAATGACAAAGACCGGGCGCTTGTTCGCCGGGTGCTAGCTAGCGAAATGAAAAATGCTGAGCTTCCTGACGACCCGGAGGAAAAGAAGGTTAAGGTCACTGAAATGGTTAACAATTTCATTGACAACGATGACGACCTTAAGGAAATTGCTTCTGAAATGGAAAGTGGCGGCGGTACTGACCTGCCTAATGGTGACAGAAGCAATGATAGAAGCAACGGTGGTAAGCGCGAGCTTAAGCCAGGGTACGAGAATGATCGAATTAAAGTCCGCAAAGCAAGGTAGAAGGGAGGTAGTTGAAATTGGTTACAGATGAACCGTCCCAGCGTCTAAATCCTAATTTGGAGGATCAGGATATGGAAATTAAGCCTACTGTAATGGGGCCTCCTGCTTTTGGTTCGCCCGATCCTGAAACCGCAGCCGCATATCTAGCTCCGGTGGTTGACCATCCTCGCCGTGCTTCTTTTTCAGAGGATTATGGCGCTAGTGTCGAGGAAGACACTAACGACGTTTCTGGAATTACAGGCGATGAAGATGCTAACGCAGGTGCGGAGGAAGGTTATAACGGAATGACTGTCGATGAGCTTAAGGATTTGTCGCGGGAGCGTGAAATTGAAGGCTTTTCGACAATGAAGAAGAAAGAGCTTGTTGATTCGCTTGAAGCATACGACGAACTTGACGACGACAATCAGTAAAGAAGGGAGGGTAATTTAAATGGGTCAGCTTAAGACTGACGGGCGAGCAATTGATATTGCTGCCCCGGCTGCAACCGCAATGACGTTCGGTGAGCTTTACCGAGTTGACGGTTGGACGGGATTTGCAATGAAAACCGTTGGCGCTTCCGATACTGACCGTGGACTTGCTCTTGAAGTTTCCTCGGAAAGAATTTGGTATTGCCTAGTTCCAGCGGCGGCAAACGGTGCTCGCGGAACGCTTGTTTATTGGACTGCGGGTGCAGGCTTTAAACGGGCTACTACTGATCTAACTTCAACCGCTACAGGTGGCGCAGTCGGAATTGTCGAGGAAGCACGCGACGCTAACGGCTATGCTGCAATTCGTGTCTTTAATGGCGCAAACCTCGTTGTATAGGAAGGGAGGGAAATTCAGCAATGGGTGTAATTACTGATGACTTCGTTGAGCTAGAGAATCGAGGCTGGGATGATGTTGCCGAGCTTCGTACTACTCCGGGCAACGGACGTGTTGCAATTTACAGTATGGAAGATATGAAATCTACTGCTCAGAAAGATATTCTTTCTGAAATGTATGCAATTGACCTGAAGCAGCCGGTCAGCGAAATGATTACAACTTCTCAGGGAAGCATGGATTTGCTTGAGAAGGTTCGTGTTGATGTTGATTTCGGTCTTGCAGAGGTTCCGCTTCTGTATGGGCCAGTGTATGAGCGCATTGACGGGCCTTTCCCTGGTGGAGTTGTTCAGATCAATGAAAATACGCTTCAGGCTAACGTCGTCTTTTTCCAGAAGTTTGAAGGCGGCGAGGTTGTATTCGGTACGCTCGCTAAGGGCGCACCGGCCACAGTTCCGATTGCCACCTATGCGGCTGGCTTTGAGTGGACTGAGGATATGGTCGAGTTCGACAAGACCTGGGATATTACACTTCATAACCGGGCTTTCGGCCGATCATACAATTACATCCTGAATCATCTACATCTGTCGCCGATTATTTCTTTCACCTACGCGGGATCGAATACAACGGCAGCAGACGCGACAGGTTCAACGTTGCAGATTAAAACGCTGAACACTTTCATGAACGCTTACAAGCACGCTGTAAATGCTACGCCTCAGCGTACTCCGTCTGTAATTCTGGCGAATGAGGCTGATCGTTTCCAGATCGAGGACGCGCTTCTTACCCCGGTGCGTGACGCACAGGGCAATCCGCTTCCGCGAGTTCCGATTGACGCGATTATTTATTACAACGGTGCTACGGTTGTAAATGGCGTCAAGTCCTACACCTACGCTGGCGTTACCCAGGGAACGTGCTATTTCATCTTCCCGCAGCAGAGGTTTAAGGAGCTAGTGCATCACGACCTGCGAATTGATATTGGCGCTGCCGATATTTCACGTCTTATCGAGGGACAGCAGGTTGGTAGAACGCGGAGAGGCGTTTTTGCCGACCCCGCGCAGTCCGCAGAAAAGATCACGCTTCCGTAATTGTTGGCCGAGGCGAGTTCGGCCACAATTACTTTTTCTAGGAGGAAATTAAAGTGGCGTATAAGGTACTGGAAGTCGTAGCGCTTCCGGTTCATGAGGAACGAGAGGTTTACCCAGGAATTAAAGCCAAAGTTCCTACGGGTGAGTCTACTCGCAAAGAGCCGGGAGAAACAATTACAAAAGACGAATTCAGCAAGCATCAGCAAACAGACGATGATATCAAGTCGCTAATTAAAAGCGGCGCAATTGAGGAGGATTAATGAGTTCTGTTGAATCGACTCCTCGGGCAAAAGATTCCGGCTCTGTAAGTGGCGGCATGGAAGGCAGAGACGCGCTTCGGTGGCAATTTGATTGGCGCTGCGAAAAATGGAGCGAGGAAGCTGTTGACTTTGTTCGGAAGTCTCTTGAAAAGCAGGGCACGTCGCATATTCAGGATGGCAATGAATATGTAAATGGCATCGCCGTTCCTCGAATGATTCCGATTGAGCATGGAATTACGAGTGAAATTCTGCGGCGTTACGTTCAGCCGGAAGCGGTTGAGGAAATTCCAGGCAACCTACTTCTCAATGAAGGAATTCAGCGGCTTGAAGACCTTCTAATTGCAGCGGGTGGTACTGCGTTTAACAATGCCAACGCTTTTATTGGCGTCGGCGATACGGCGACCGCTGAGGCGGCTTCACAGACAGAGCTTCTAGCTACGCAGAACGCCGCTAACCGCTTCTACAAGGCAATGGTGGCGTCCTACCCACAGCGGCCGGGGTCGAACGGTGCGCAGTCGGTTGACTGGCGATCAGATTTCACTTCGACTGAGGCGAACTTTGCTTGGCAGGAGTGGACAATTGCAGCCGGTGCTACTACAGCATCGGGTTCAGGATTCCTAGTTGGAACGATTAACCTAAATCGCAAAGTGCAGTCGCTTGGTACAAAGACCACGGGAACGTGGACTATGACCGGCACTGTCACAATTTCATAGAGGGGAGGACAAATGGCGTCCTTCCCGACTGGGATTTGGACTCGGTTTGTTGCTAGAACAAATACGACGCCAAATCTAAATAACCAGCCTGACGACCATAATGCGATGGCTGATGAAATTGTTGCTGTTGAGACTGAACTTGGAGTCAGTCCAAAAGGAACATATTCGGACGTAAAGACGAGACTAGATGGTATTGAAGTTCCTCAGCTTAATTCACAGACAGGAATTTCTTACACACTCGTTTTGTCCGATATTGGAAAGTTAATTGGGCTTAATAACGCCGCTGCACAAACGCTCGTTGTTCCTCCTGATTCAGCGGTTGCTTTTCCAGTTGGGATCAGGATTGAATTTCGGCAAGTTGGAGCCGGACAAATTACTGTTTCTCCGGGCGCAGGTGTTTCGGTTAGATCAAGAGGAAGCGCATTTAGAACGGCTGGGCAATATTCATATGCGACGCTCGTTAAAGTCGCGGCTAATACTT